AAGAGCCTCGGCCCGTACTCCGCCAAGAGTGCCGTTGCAGCTTGCCGCTGGTCTTCGGGGATGCGGGCGAGCAGTTCCTGAACACGTTGATTGAGGTCGCTCATGGCTGCTCGCCCTCCAGCTTCGGTCCCCAGGCCTCATCCTTGCGAGCCGCTCGCACGAAGAACCGCCACTGCTTGAAGTTCTCCTGGAGGTACGCCCGCAACCACGCCGGGCAGTCCGGCTCGCGCTGGGGTTCGGAACGCTCGACGGCCTGGTAGGCGTCCATCGTGGAAGTCTCCGCCGCCGTCAGCGCCTCGCCCCGCAGGTACACGTTCCCGCAGCCGGCCAGGCACAGCACGGCCAGCACCGCAATGCACATCGCAACCTTCTTCATCGCGTCACCTTCCTTCCTTGGGTCTGGTGAAGACGTCCTTCAAGACGCCCATATCCGTCACCTCAATAGCCTCGTCGCGCTTCTCTCTGGTCGAGTACGGGTCGAAGTCGCTCGGCCTGTAGGCCCTCGTCTTCTTCGGGTCGCGGTTCACATTGGCCACCAGCGCCAGCACCGCCGACGTGTGCGCCCAGTTGTCCCGGCCCCGCGCCTCGGCCATCCACAACAGTTCCCGCAGCGTCAGCGGCCCGGGGTCGATTCCGACGACGGCGGCGAGTTCGTAGATGGTTCGCCAAGGGTCGATTCGACCGCCGCCTCCAGGTCCAGCTTGTCCAGCCGCGTCTCGATCCTCGCGACCGCCAGGTCGATCATCCGTCGCTGGGCGTCCACGGCCTTGGCCAGGTCGCCCCGGCCCAGCTTGCGGAAAAAATCGACGAGTTCCCCGTAGAAGGCCGTCTGCGCCGCGAGGACCACATCACCGCCCAGGGCCGCCGCGAACTGCTCGTCGCTGACGCCGGCCGCGTCGGCCTGCGGCTTGACGAGGGCGAAGATCACGTCGCACAAGAGGATCACGTCCGTGCCCAGGCGCGTGAGCAGCGGCGGGTCGCCCGCCTCCAGTTCCAGGAGGTTCACGTCCAGCAGGCCCTTGACCCGCTTGGCCGCGTCGATGGTGAGCGCCAGCGTCCAGGTCCGCCCGGCGGTATCGGTGAAGGTCTTCATGTCAGGTCCCCTCGACCCAGCTTCGGAACACGGACAGCTTCGCCGTCACGCTGACGGTGATGGCCTCCTCCAGGGCCTCGTTGCGGGAAAACGACGTGATGGCGAAGTCGCCGTCAGGCCCCTGGCCGCCCGCCTTGTCCAGAATCTTGAGCGCGATCAGCCCCGACGCGAGGAATGCGTTCTTGATGGCCGTGAATCCGGCGTCGTCGGGGTCCCAGACCATCTCGAACTCGCAGGTGCACTCGCGGAGCGTGGGGGCGGTCGCACGCCAGCCGGAGTTGGCCCGCGTGGTCACGTCCGCCTCGCCCGCCTCCAGCGTCAGCGTCACGTCCCGCACGTTGGACATCTCCGTCGAGGGAGTGCTGCCGGCGGGGCCGTGATAGAGTTTCGCGTCCTTGCCCAGAATGAACGTCGCCATGTCCTTGGCCTCCTATTGCTTCACGCTGTTTGCCCACATCGCCGGGAGCTTGGGCTTTTCGCGCTCGAATGCCGGTCCCATGAACGGCCGCGCCTTGTAAGTCGCCGTGACGGGCCTGCCCTTGCGCCCGCGCCGCCGCGCCTTGCCGCCGTACTCCAGGAGCGGCGGGGCCTCGGCTGTGCCGTGCAGCGGCGTCGGGCCGATGACCACGCTCTTTCGCCCGGGGTCGTAGCCGAAGTAGATGAGCTTGCGGAGCAGCCCCACGTGGCTCGAAGGCGGGCTGCCCGGTTCCGACACCGCCTTGCGCTTGCGGATGCTGTGCTTCGCGCCCGTCCGCACGAACGCCCCGAACTTCGAGAGCACCTTCCGCGCGGCCTTGTCCACCCCGCTCGTGACCGCCTTGCGGTCGAAGAACATCTGCTTGGTCACCATCCCGATCATGCCGTCATCACCCTCAAGGTGAGCGTCAGGACGCTGGTGAACTGCCGAAGCTCGCCCAAGTGCTCCTGGGAGTAGATGGGCGTGTTCTCGGTCTTGACCCATGCCGCGTCGCCAAAGCGTCCCGTCGCCCGGACGAACTCGGCTATCTCCTGCACCAGGCCCAGGAGAGGGTCGATTTCCGCGTTGTCCCCGCCGGCAAGCTTCTTCTGGACGCCGACGTCGATCTGCACGTCGCTCTGCGCCAGGCCGCGTCCTGCGGTGGTAAGCTCCACGCCCTTGGGCACGACCGTCACGTGAAGGTCCGTCATCTCCTTCAGGTCGAAGACGGGCCGATACGCCCGCACCGCCGTGAACGGCTGACTGAACGTGTGGTCGTTCAGGGCCGTCACCACCGCGTCCGCGATGTCTGCGATCAGCGCCATGGGTCAGTTCACCTTCTTCACTTCCCCGACCAGCCAGTCCACGTCGGGCCTGCTTGGCGGCTCGACGGCTGCCAGCGTTTCGGCCAGGCCCACGCCCTTGGCGGCGTCCCGGCGCATCGCCCGGGCGACCCCCGCCAAACGCTGCCCGGCCAGGTACGCCCGGCGCTCCGGCGTGGTCATGGCTTCGATCCGCGCGGCACGGGCCTCCTCGGCCTCCCGCTGTTCGGGCGTCAAGGTGGCCAGCCGCTCCTGGCGGCGGGCCTCGACCTCCGCCTGACGCTCCTCCGGCGTCATCCGCATCCGCTCGATGACCGCCTGCTCGGCGGCCGAGAGTTCCATCTGTCGTCTTGCCTCTGCCATGCGATGTTCTCCTACGCGACCAGGGTCTGGCCGTGGCCGTAGGCCTGATCGAACACGAACAAGGAATTCCCGTAGGCGTCGTTGATCCGTCCCTCCCGACGGAGCATGACCATCTTCCCGCCGCCATTTTCCATCCGGCCGGAAACATCCACCGCGCGGTAGACGCGGACGATGGCGTCCCACCCCAGGTACAGGTAGGCGTCGTAATCCAGCCGGAAGTAGCCGAACAGGTCGGACCGGCTCTGGTAGTCGAAGTAGATCGAGCCGGAGTTGTAGACCTCAAGGCCGCCGTAGCGGGCCACCACCAGCTTGCCGTCGGAGTAGACGGTCAGCGTGGAGTAGTACTCCACGCTCATGTAGCCGTTGACGGTGAGCGTGCCCCCGTACTCGACGTAGACCTGCGAGCCGCCGTAGGCGTACAGGGAGCCGTCGAGCGTCAGGTTGCCGTGGACGTAGAGGTAACCGGAATCGACCACGTTCAGGTAGTTGCGGACGATCAGGCTACCGCCCGCCTCGACGTAGAGCTCGCCTCCGTAGCGGACCTCCACGCTGCTGCCGTAGTAGAAGTCGGCGATGCCGTAGACGCGGAACGTGCTGTAGTCATCAACATTCAGGTTGCCGTCGAAGTAGGCCGACCCGCCGGACTCGAGGGAGACGTACGCGCCCTGGTACAGATTCGAATAGGCGCTCCAGTCCTGGTAAAACGAGCCGTACACGTGCAGGCTGGAGCCGTAGACCACGTCGAAGTAGGCATAGGGGGCAACGTGGACAGAGCCGCTCACATCGACCGAGCCGCCGTAGAGGACCGCCAGCCCGCCGGCGTCGTCCAGCCACCCGCCGCTGTCCACTTGGAGGTAGCCCCGCACCTCAACGTAGGCGTAAACATACAGGCCGCCCTGGACGTAGACCGACGCGCCGCTCTCGACCGTCAGCTGCGTTCCGAGTTCGAGCACACCGTAGCCTTCGATGGTGATGGTCCGCCCGCTGGCAAGCGCAAGGGAAGACCCGTCCGCAGTGACGGTGTGGTAGGCGGCGATGACCACGTCATCGACCGACAGGTCGGGCACGACGCCGCCTTGCCAGGTGTCGGGGGCGTCCCAGTAGCCGGATTGTGCGGACCAGATGGTCGCCATCGCTGCCTCACGCGAAGATGCGGTACGCCACGCCGTTGCCGCCGCTGACGACGCGGACGTAGACCTTGCTGGCGTCGTCGATGCGGATGACCAGGCCCTCGTAGTTGCTGGGCATGACCGGGATGTTCTGGTTGCGTAACACTTCACCCGTCTGCAATATTTTCTGGAATTTTCACCGCATAGCCCTTGCGCCGGGAGCGCGCCCGCGCGTATACACTCGCCATGCGCAGCACGGCGACGCGTGGGGACGCGTTGGACAGAC